GGCGTGGAATCGGCGTGAGCGTGAATTGTGGCGTGACCTGTGGCGGTTGCCGCAGGCTATCGCATGGCATATGCCGCGTTATGGATACATGTTCACGACCATCGCGCTTTATGTCCGCCAGTTCGTACTGTGCGAGTCTTCGGAGGCGAAGGCCGCTGACCGTACCGCGCTTGCACGATATGCCGACACCATCGGCTTGACGCCACAAGGCCTTCGGCTGAATGGTTGGGCGATTGTCGATGACGAGCCGAAGCCGAAACGCTCGGCAGAATCTTCCGACAAGATCATTCCGTTCAAGAGCGCTAAGCAGCGGTGGCTTGAGAATCAGAAAGAGGATGCGGAATGAGCGAGCAGAAAGAGTCGGTCGTTCCGAAGTCCCTTGGTTTTCTCTTTGCTGATTGGATTGCCGCGCACTGTGTTGTGCCTAATGGTTATGATCTGGGCAAGCCGTTCGAGCTTGTCGGCTGGCAGCTGGATAACGCCATCGATTTCTATCGGGTGAAGCCCGATGCCGTGTATGATCCGGCTCGGCCTCGTCAGGCTGCGGCGTTCAAATGGCGTCGAGGTCAGATCGTCGGCGGGCAGAAGCTAGGTAAGTCGCCTTTCGGTGCGGCTGTTGCTGCTTTTGAGGGTGTTGGCCCATGCGTGTTCTGTGGATGGGCCAAAGGCGGTGAGACGTTCCGCTGCTCCGACTGGGGTTGCTCATGCGGTTTCGAATACGTGTATTCTCCGGGTGAGCCGATGGGCATGCCGCGTCGTACCGCTTTGATTCAGCTGCTCGCCACTTCGGAAGAGCAGACGGCGAACGTCTACCGTCCTTTGCAGTCGATGGTGCGCAATGGTCACCTGTCCGATTTGATGAAGGTGCGTGAAGGTTTCATCCGCCTTCCGAACGGCGGACGCATCGACCCTGTGACGGCTTCGGCGCATTCCAAGCTGGGCAATCCGGTGAACTTCGTCCTCGGCGACGAGTCCGGCATCTGGACTAGGCGCAGCGGCATGTTCGAGGTTGGCGACACAGTGATGCGTGGCGCTATGGCCATGGATGGACGCATGTTGGAGTTGACGAATCCATGGGATCCGATGGACGCCAGCTTTGGCCAGATGACCTACGAGAGCACGGCGCCAGACATCATGAAGTTCTTTCCGAAGCATGACCCCTCATTGGATTTCGCGGATCCGAAGGACAGGCGGAAGATTCTTGAATTCGTCTATTCCGGTTCGCCGTGGGTGCCGCTCGATCAGGTCGAAGCGACCGCGACCGAGCTTATGGCCCGTGACCCGGCGCAGGCTCGACGTTTCTACGGTTGTGAGATCGTGCAGGGTTTGGGTTCGTATATGCCTGAGCCGCTTTACGATGGCACGATGGTTGACCGTCAGCCACCTGAGCCGGGGGCTGAGATTTGTCTTGGCTTCGATGGCTCGCAATCCGGTGACTGGACGGCATTGCGTGCGGAGACCGTGGATGGCTGGCGTTGGACGCCGACGTACGGGCCGTCAAATCGTCCGGCGTATTGGAATCCGGTTGAGTGGGAGGGTCGCATATCGCGAAGCGAGGTCGACGCCTGCGTGTCAGAAATGTTCGACAGGTACAAGGTGCAGCGCTTCTACTGCGATCCGCATCCGTGGGAGTCGCAGGTGGACGAGTGGGCATGCCGCTTTGGCGAGGACATCGTGGTGCCTTGGCCGACCAATCGCATCGGGCGCATGTTCGACGCGCTCACCCGCTTCATGGAGGACACCGCCGACCACAGCACGACGCATTCCAATGATCGCATGGCTCGGTTGCACATGATGGCGGCGCGTAAGGTCGCGAAGCCAGGCGACAAGTACGTGCTCGGCAAGCCGAGCGAGAATCAGAAGATCGATATAACCATGGCCGACATCCTCGCGCACGAGGCGGCGTCCGACATGAGGGCGCTCGGCTGGAGCGCAGGCGGCTCACCGGTCATGGTGTACGGCTGGTAAGGAGGCTCTTGTGGAACTGATACAGGCATCGAGGCTTTCCGACGATGACGCGAAGCTCATCAGGAGCCTCACCTACCGGCTTGCACGACTGCGCAAGCCTCATAGGCAGTGGGATGATTATTATCGCGGACGGCAGGTCATCCAGAGCATCGGCATCGCCGTGCCGGCTGAACTCCGTTCGTTCGTTTTTCCGCTGAATTGGCCGCGCATCGTGGTCGATAGCGTCGTGCAGCGCCAGCAGGTCAAATCCTTCTCCGTGCCGAATGACGACAAGGTGTCAAACGAGCTGCGCGAGCTTTGGGAATACAACAACATGGAATCGCAGCAGGTGCTTTTGCACACGGAGACACGCGTGCAGGGCCACGGCTTCGTATGCATCGGTGCTAACCCGAAGGACAGACGGCATCCACTGATCACCGTCGAATCATCCAGGAACATGATCGCGCGCATCGACCCGCGCACGAGAACCGTCGAATCAGCGCTCCGCGTCTATTTCGACCCTTGGGAGAACGGGACGCCGGACTACGCGACGCTGTACACGCCCGAATACACGCTCTGGCTGGAGAAACAGCACGGCAAGTGGGTCATGACCGGCCGCGACGACCACCACCTCGGCGTCGTCCCTGTTGTGCAGTTCCTCAACCGTCCGCGCGCCGGCGACTTCCTTGGCGAGAGCGAGATGGCCGACGTGGTGCGGCCGACAGACATGGCCGCACGCACCATCCTCGACCTGCAGATCGCCATGGAAACTCACGCGGTGCCAGGCAAATGGGCGATCGGCGTCACACACAACGACTTCATCGACGCGAAGACCGGACAGCCGGCATCGGCGATAAAGACCTATTTCAACTCGATGCTCACCTCCAAGAACGCGAACGCGAAATTCGGCCAGTTCACGGCATCCGACCTGTCGAACTTCAAGACGGTCATCGACCTGCTGAACGAGCAGATGAGCGCCATCACCGGTCTTCCGATGCGTTATTTCGGAATGAACACCGCCAATCCAGCAGCCGAGGGAGCCATCCGCGCCGACGAGCTGAGACTGGTGAAGAACGTCGAGCTGAAGAACGCCGTTGACGGCGATGCGTGGTCGCAGGTCATGGCCGTGGCGCACAAGCTCGCCACCAGCGACGACATTAACGCAAACCTGGTGCGCTGCGACTGGGAGGATCCGAACACGCCAACCTACGCTCAGCGTGCGGATGCGATCACGAAGCTCATGGCGTCCGGCATCCTTTCCCGCGAAGGGGCATGGGACGAGCTTGGCTGGAGCGAGGCCCGCAAGGACAAGGAGCGCGAGTACTTCGCCAAGCAGATCAGCGAATCCTATGGCCAATTCATGAAGGACGTGGACTATGGCGGCGACGATGGCGGGGCAGACGCTTCCACAGGAGGCGACGGCGCAGAACCGTCTGCTGCGCAGTCGAAGCAACCGGCTGGCCGCGACGGTGCTCAGACTGTGGCATAAGCACGCGCAACCAGACTTCGACACCGCCTTCGCAGACATGATGCCTGAACTTTTCCGCGTATTGGACACGGCGCAATACCACACCGCCGCCGACGCGATCGCATCGACGCCGAAAATCATGGAACGCTTCAACGTGCACGCGGCACACCCGGAATACAAGCCGGACCCATGGCAGTGGGTCGGCGTGAACGGCAACGGCATGGATACCGTGGACACGATGTGGACGGCGATTACCATCGGCAAGCGGGCCGTATCCAACGGCGCTCCGGTGGACGTGGCCATGGACCGCATAGGCGTGACCCTGGTGCTCAGGACGCGCACCATGCTGGCGGACACTCACCGGTCGGCCACAAGCATGACCGCTCGCGGCATCTGCTACCAATCCACCTACGTGCGCGGCCTGACACCGCCGAGCTGCGGAAGATGCGTCATCCTCGCCGGACAGCCATGCGGCAAGACGCCTTTCGAAAGGCATCCGCACTGCGACTGCATCGCCGTCTACACCGGCCCGAAAGCACCGGCAAACGCATGCACCAGTCCGAGCGAATACCTTGATTCACTGGACGAAGGCCAGCTCGCCAAAGTCCTTGGCGGAAGGGCCAACGCCCAAGCCTACACGGACGGAGCCGACCTCAACCAGCTGGTTAACGCCCAACGCGGCATCCGCACCGCCCAGATCGACGGGCGGAACATCAAGTACACGACCGAGGGCACCACGCGCCACGGACTCGCCGCATCACGCATGATCGACTCCGGATACGCCAAGGAATTCATCAAGAACGGCGGCCGGTACACAAAGGTCGACAGGCCGCGTCTCATGCCCGAGACCATTTACGCACGCTGCGGCGACGATCATGAGAAGGCCTTGGGCATGCTCTACAAGTACGGCTGGATCCTCTAGCCGAAATCGAATTTTTCACCGGCATCGCGATGGTGCCGGCGCCGGCACGCGATGTGACGGCCAAGGAAACCACAAGGAGAAAACACAATGCATAGGAAATGGTGGAATCTCATCCGCATCCGCACCATCGAGACCGGTGCCGAACCGGGCGGCGGAGAGCCGCCGCAGCCGGAGCCGCCGCAATCCGACCCACAGGCGAATACCGGCGGCGAAGGCGACGAGAAGCTCGGCGAACACGGCATGACCGCGCTCAAGAACGAGCGCCGGGCCAACAAGTCGCTGCGCGAACAGCTCGCCGCCGCGAACGCCAGAATCAAAGAGTTCGAGGATCGCGACAAGACCGACGCGGAAAAGGCCAGCGAGAGGATCGCCAGCCTGGAGAAGTCCAACACCGGCAATGCCGCGAAGGCACTGCGATACGAGGTCGCCGTCGACAAGCAATTGCCGAAGGTCTTGGCGGAACGTCTGCAGGGATCCACTCGCGAGGAGCTGGAAGCCGATGCGGACAGCCTGCTGAAGCTCGTCAACGTGCAGAACAAGCCGAACGTCAAGCCCGACCCGAGCCAGGGCAAGGGCGGCGACCCGAAGCCGCACAGTCTCTCCGAAGCCATTTCCGCATATTACAAGTAACCGATTCCTTAGGAAGGAGACAACCTTATGGCTGTCACTCTCGCAGAGGCGAAGAACAACGCCCTCGAAGACTACGACCCTTTCGTCATCGACGAATTTCGAAAGTCCAGCGTCATCCTCGATTCCCTCATCTTCGATGATGCCGTGAACCCCGCAGGAGGCGGCGCGACGCTCGACTACTCCTACCGTCGGCAGGAGACCCAGCCCACCGCCGAATTCCGCGCCATCAACACGGAATACTCGCCGAGCACCACCACGACCAAGAAGTACAGCACCACACTCGCCGTGCTCGGCGGCGCCTTCGAGATCGACCGAATCCTCGCGAACGTCGGCCCGAAGGGATCCGACGAGGTGACACGCAACATCAACGAGAAGGTGAAGGCCGCGATAACCCTGTTCCAGGATACCGTGATCAACGGCGACGTTGGCGTGAACGATAAGGCCTTCGACGGCCTGGACAAGGCGCTCACCGGCTCAAGCACCGAGATGAAGCCCACCTCCGGCACCTACGACTGGACCGACCTCGAAGGAGAGAAGGGCAACAAGGCCATCGACACGCTCGACGAGTTCCTCGACCTGCTTGACGGCACGCCGACCATCGTGGTCGGCAACAAGAAGGCCCTTGCCCGCGTCCGTGCCATGGTGCGCCGCACCAGCATGTACGTGCGCGAGCCGATCGATGGTCTCGCCAACGCGAACGGCCGTCCGATCAGCCGCGAATCCTATGGCGGCATCCTCTTCGCCGACGCCGGAGAGAAGGCCGGCAGCAACGATCCGATCATCCCCATCGCCACCGACGGCACCACCAGCCTGTACGCGTACCGCGTCGGCTTGGACGGCTTCTGCGGCATCACCACCACCGACGGCACCCTCGTGAAGACCTGGCTGCCTGACTTCACCCAGCCGGGCGCAGTGCATCGCGGCGAGGTCGAGCTTGGTCCGGTCGGCGTCGCATTGAAGGCCACCAAGGCCGCTGGCGTGCTCCGTAAGATCAAGGTCAGGTGATCATGATGTGGCGAATCGAAGCTCCGAATAATGAGTACAACGGCGTCACCGCCGGCGTGACCTTCGTCGGTGGCGTCGGTGAGACCGATGTGGATCCGTCCGACTATTTCCAGCGTCACGGCTACACAGTGGCCGAGGTGCAGGCCGACGAACCGAGCACGGTCGCCGACGCCGCGAAGCCGAAGAAGAAGACCAGTGAGAAGGATGGTGAATGATGAAGGAGACCAAGAACGGACGCCGCGAGAACGTGATCCCGGCAAGCGCGGTGTATGTGCCGCAGCCGGGCGGCGCAGCTAAGCCGCTCGATACGGTGCTGTCCGGCATGCCCGCCAAGCAGGCTGCTGCGGTGGGGAACGCCACCACAGGTCAGGAGATGGCCACCATCAACGCTTTGCTGGCCAGCCTGCGCAACGCCGGTATCATCGCGAAGTGATTCCATGACCTGGGCGCAAATCGACGATGTCGCGGTCGAACTCGGCCGCGACATCGCCTCCGACAGCACCGAAGGCAGGCAGATCGGGAAATGGCTCCGCCGCGCCGAAATGATGATCCGCAACCGCATCCCAGTGCTGGACGAATGGTGCATGGACGAGAGATATCAGGAGACCGTCATCGAGGTGGAATCCGCCGCCGTCGCACGCAAGGCGCTCAACCCGGAGGGCGTGAGCAGCACCATGCTGCAGATCGACGACGGTAACATGCAGACCAGCATCGACAGCTCGCGCAGTCGCGGCGAGATCTCCATCCTCGACGAGGAATGGGACATGCTGCTGAAACGTGTCAGCAGCGATCTCGCTACGGCGGTCATCGCTCCGGAACCCGTGGTCATCCCGCTGCCGCACTACCCCTACGACTACTGAGGAGGTTGACATGCCAAGCATGGCACCTCTCATCGGAGCCCTGCCGAAACTACGCCAGATGGCCGAAAGCCTCATGACCGACCAGTGCGTTGTCACCCGCCCCGGAGACACCACAACGGATTCGGACACGGGACTGCCGAACACCGGCAAGGAGAAGGTGTACGAAGGCAGCTGCAAGGTGCAGACCAGCGGCGGCCTCGCCAGCGAGCAGACTGAAGGCAGCGCGGCCCAAGCCATGGGCGCCGTCTCGTTGGTCTGGTCTTTGTACGTGCATTTTCCATATGGCACTCCAGGCCTTCGCGCCGGTGACGTGGTGGAAGTCACGGAATCCGCTAATCCGCTGCTCGCCGGCAGGCGGTTCAGGCTCGTCTCACCTCAAAGCGAGAAGACGCACGCCACCGCCTGCCGTTGGAATGTGAAGGAGGACTCATGAGTGGAATGTTCGATGCTTCGCAGTTGACGGCCTTCGGTGACGTGCTGCTCGCCAGGGGAGTGGCTCGCCGCGCCTTGATCTCCGCTTCGGTGAAGAAGGGTGCGCAGAACGTCAAGAACTCGATTCGCGACGACCTGAAAGGCTCAGGCAACAAGGCGTTCCGCAGCATTCCGATCACCTACACGATGATTGAGACGCCCGGACGCATTTCCGCTGAGATAGGACCTACAAAGGGCGGCACTGGTTCGCTCGCGAACATTGCGTTCTTCGGCACCGCTAAAGGTGGTGGAACGCATCGATTCTACGAGCATGGCGAGGAAGAGCTTCCGAAGCTCGCGGAATACGTGGCGCGTGCCGCAGTGGAGGGATTCTAGTGCAGTCGATAATGACCTTGTCGAATACGATTCTCGACCATGTGCCAAAGCCTGCGGATGGGTGGAAGGTCTACAAGCAGACCACGCCGACGCCAACGGAGAAGCCGCCGTGGGTGATCGAAACGGTCACGACCAACGGTCACATCGTCGGCGAGACGCAGCATGTGCATTGCGGCATCGGCACTTTGCTGGTGCGCATCGTGAGCACCACGGCCGATTCCGTCAACGTGCTGGCCGATGACCTCATGATTCCAGGACTTGCTGGCAAACGGTTCGTCGCGCAGGGGTTCGACGCCGGCTGTCTGACGCTGTTCTCCGATTCCGGCGCCTATGCCGCCGGACTTACCGCAGAGGACACGGCGCTGCTTTACCAGTGCCGTCTTCTGACTTTCAAATTCAACTGGTCACGCATGTGACCCAAAATATTTAAGGAGGAGTCATGGTTTTGACTCTGGGAACCGAAGTTCCTTCCACACCGGCAGACGGTCTGGTCAACACGATCTGGGTGCCGTCCATCAAAAACATCCAGAAGCCGACCGCTGCAGAGATCAACGCTGGAACCGACCTGTCCAACTACGTCACCTTAGGCGGGTGGAGCTGCACTCCGTCGCAGGAGTCCATCTCCGACCAGCGCGAGAACAGCGCGCAGGATTACGAGAATCCCGGACGCAAGAAGATCAGCGGTCCAAGCATCGAGGTCATCGATAACACCAACACTTCGCATTCCACGCAGAACGCGGCAATGGAGACGCTTGCCGAGGGAGTGGAAGGCTATTTCGTGCGCCGCTACGGCAAGCAGACGGATAAGACTTTTACCGCCGGCGACATTGTGAACGTGTACGCGGTTCGCATTGGCATGAGCGCCAAGATGGCGATCGCCGCGAACAGCGTGCTGCGCAGCAAGGTCAATTTCTCCGTCCGCGCTCCTGGCTGGGCGGAGAACGTGAAGGTCGCCTGATTGATTCTTCCCGCATCGGACTTTCGTCCCTTTCGCCGGTGCGGGACCCTCTTTTCTCTTTTCCGGCAAAGGAACATGAATAGTTAGAGCGAAGGAACAACAATGCTTAAAGTCACCAGGCGCACGCGCGAGGTCGATGTCATCCTCAACCAGCAGACCGCCGAGGACATCGCCAGATTGGGTGATGCGTTGGCCGAGGAGACCACGCGCGAGCAAATCACGGAGGCTGGGACGAACCGGCAGGCGAAGGCCACCGCGCGGCGCATCGAAGAGCTGCGCGAACAGGCGGATGCGGAGACGTTGAAGCTTACGTTGCGGGCATTGCCGGTCAGCCGGTGGGCGCAGGCATTGGCCGCGCACCGCAATGACAACGGCACGAACGACATGTTCGGCACCGCCGCTGCGGCATTGCCGCTCATGCTTGATTCCGCGACCATCGGCGGCAAGCCACTGGCCGACGAGGACAAGACCGAACAGTCGTGGCGCAATCTGTTCGACGAACTCACCGATGGCCAGTTCACTCCGATCTGGCAGGCCATCGCCGAACTGAACGGCACAGCAGCGGACCCAAAAGCGGCATTCGACCTCGCCTCGCAGGTTCTCCGCAACTAGTCGAGGATTTGAAGATCTGCCGCCAGCTCGGCATCAGCTATAAGCGTTTCATGGGCTGGCGTCCGCGTAAGGGCGATGAGGTCGAATGGGATGAGACGGAACGCAATTGGATGCGCTCGTTGGCTGAATACGAACGGTCATTATGCCCCATGTGCGGTTTGCCTCGCACGATCTGCCAAGACCCGAAGGCCGAACTGACCATGCATGCCGAAACCAGCGTCTGCTGGGCCACTGCGCACATGCAGCAGGCCATGAAACGGTGGACTGATGCGAATGGCAGGGACAATCCGGCCGCGAACGCCTTGGTGGCGCATTTGACCTGACATTTTGGAGGATGCTTTGGCGGATAACAAGAACATCGTCATCCGGTTGATGGCGGACACAGCCTCATATGAGGCGGCGATGACCCGTGCTGGAAGCACTGCGAAAACAGTCGCTTCGGGCATGGAGAACACCGGCCGCGAGTCCGCGCTCATCGCCAGCGGCATGACCGCCGCAGGGCTGGCCGTGGCCGCGTTCGGCGCGGCCGCAGTCAAGATGGCCGCAGACTTCGACCAGCAGATGAGCACCGTCCAGGCGAACACCGGCGCGACCAGCGCCCAAATGGACCAGCTGCGTGCCGCCGCCATCGAAGCAGGAGCTTCCACGGTTTATTCCGCCTCGGATTCCGCCGACGCGATCAATGATCTCGGCAAGGCCGGCATGAGCGTCACGGACATTCTCACCGGCGGCTTGTCTGGCGCTTTGAATCTGGCCGCCTCCGACGGAATGGCCGTGGGCGATGCCGCCGAATACATGGCCAACGCGTTGAGCATGTTCCACCTGAAGGGCTCTCAGGCTTCCCAGGTGGCCGATACTTTGGCGGCTGGCGCCGGCAAGGCCGTCGGCAATGTCTCCGATTTCGGCGAGGCATTGAACAATTGCGGAGCGCAGGCGAACAGTTTCGGCATGAACGTGCAGGAGACCACCGGCGTACTGGCCCTGTTCGCGCAGAACGGCACCATCGGCGCCGAGGCCGGCACCCAGCTGAACAGCATGCTGATGAAGCTGGCCGAGCCGTCCGCCGAAGCCGCCAATACGATGAAGGAATTGGGCATCAGCGCCTACGATGCGCAACATCATTTCGTCGGCATGGCGAACTTCGCCGGCCAATTGCAGAAGGCCGAAAAGAACCTGACCGACGAGCAGCGTAACCAGGCGAACGCGACCATCTTCGGCAGTTACGCCATCAAGGCCGCGAATTATCTTTACGAGGCGGGCGAGTCCGGTGTCAACAAGTGGACGAAGGCCGTCTCCGAAAGCGGTTACGCCGCCGAGCAGGCGGCTGCGAAGAACAACAATCTCAAGGGTGATCTGGAGAATCTGAGTGGTTCGATGGAGTCCTTGATGATTTCCGTTGGCGAGGGCGCTCAGGGGCCTTTGCGCAAGATGGTGCAGGGCTTGGATACGCTGGTTGACGCGTTCGCCGGTTTGCCGTCCGGAGCGCAGCAGACCCTCGTGGTCATGGCATCATTGGCCGGCGTGTTTGGTGCGGTGCACAAGGCCGCGGGCAATCTCAACGGCAGCACCAGCAGGATGGCCAACAACATCGGTCTGGCCATTGACCCGATTCAACGTGTCAAGACGGCGCTCGGATCCGCGCAGACGGCTTTCGACCTGTTCAAGGGGTCTTCGATGAGCGCTTCCGAGCAGATGGAGGCGTTCGGCACGTCCGCCAGCAAGGCGCAGTTGAAGACTGCTGGTTTCAAGGCGGTCGGCAGCAGCATAATGAGTCTGCTTGGCGGCCCGTGGGGCATCGCGCTGACGGTGGCCGGAGCGGCGTTATCGGCTTTCATTTCTCAGCAGCAGAAGGCTAAGGCGGCATCCGAGCAGCTGGAAAGTGCCCTGGAGTCCGGTTCGGATGTCGCGTCCGAAATCGCCGGAGCCTATCAGGATATGAGCAGTGGCGGTGTCAAGTTGACCACATGGCTTGACGATGCGGGTATCAGCCTGACCGACAT